TACTATGTCCGCAGATTAACTTCTGGAGATGTCCAACAAAAATATTTGGATATGAGCCAAGTTCAAGACAGTTCCAATAATCATTTGGATGTCGTTGGTGTTACCAGAATATTTCCAATCTACGATTCACTTGCCACTTTTAATATGTTTGACCTGAGATACCAACTCCGATTGAATGAGTTGTATGACTTCACCTCTGCGTCCTACGTGAATTATACTTTGACCATGCAACACCTTAGATCTCTAGAGTTGATGTTCTCTGGAGAGACTCCTATTCGTTTCCAGAGACATATGCAGAAACTCTTTATCGAATGGTCTTGGGGAACTTCACAGGCACCAGTAGGAATGGTAGTGGTATCAGAGTGTTATGCCAATATTGACCCTTCCGTTTATAATAGAGTATGGAATGACCGTTGGATGAAAGAGTACACAACGGCATTAATCAAAAGAACTTGGGGAAATAACCTCAAGAAATTCTCCGGCTTACAGTTGCCAGGTGGTGTCACAATGAACGGCGATAAAATCTATGAAGAAGCCGTTGGTGAAATAGAAAAACTAGAAACAGAAATGCAATCCGAATATGGTGCACCGCTAGAATGGTTTATGAATTAAATGCCAACCAATCTTTATTTCAACAACTACAATTCTAATGCAGAACAAAGGGTCATTGAAGATTTAATAGTTGAATCTATCAAGATCATGGGCTTTGAGGCATTCTATTTGCCAAATGATAATGATATTGCAAGAGATTTATTATACGGTGAAGATCCTATTAAAAAGTTTCAATCTGCATATCCATTAGAAATGTATCTTTCTTCTGACCCATTGGATTACCAAGGTCAGCAAGAATTCTTTTCTAAGTTTGGTTTAGAAATTAAAGATTCTGTAAATGTTATGTTATCAAAACGTTCTTTTGCACAGAGAGTACCACAAACAATAATGACAAGACCTCGTGAAGGTGATCTTGTTTATGTGCCATTTTTAAATGGTACCGGCGAATTGTATGAAATTACTTTTGCAGAGCAGTCGAAAGATTTTCATATGTTGGGCCGCAAACAGCCATATTTCTATGAATTGAAACTAGAGAAATTCAAGTATTCACAAGAAGTCATTGATACTGGTACTGAAGAAATTGATGAGATTGTTGAACAAAATGCATACACAATTAAATTGATTACTGGTGCAGGAACAGGCACATATGAATTAGATGAAATTGTATATCAATCAAACGATAATACTTTTGCAAATGCTACCTGTCAAGCTGTGGTACAAACTTGGTCACCAAATACTAGCATATTAACAATCACTACAATCAAAGGTACGTTTGCAACCAATATGAGAGTTATCGGTCAAACCAGTAACGCACGGTATTTCTTAACATCATATGATCCATATTTGGATAATGTTGCAGATAGTTCTTATGGCAACAAAACAATTAAAACAGAATCAGATTCAATAATTGATTTCTCTGAATCTAATCCTTTTGGTAGTCTATAATGTCAGACATTACATACAATAGAGTTATAAGAAAATTGGTCGTAGGTTTTGGTAGCCTATTTGACAAGATTACACTTGTTCGCTATAATACAGACCGTTCAGAACAGCAAAGAGTATTAGTACCTTTGACTTATGCAACTAAAGAATTGTATGTTAGAAGATTAGAAGATGATCCTAATCTTCAGAAAAAAATACAAGTTGCTTTACCTCGTATGTCATTTGAAATGAATGGTTTAACATATGATGTAACAAGAAAACAAAATACAAATATAAAGCAATTTGCAAGAACTACCGAAGGTGTTGTATCTCAGTATAATCCAGTACCATATAATTTTGATTTTTCTCTATACGTTTATGTTCGTAATATGGAAGATGGTACACAAATTATAGAACATATACTTCCATATTTCACACCAGATTATACTATTAAGTTAAATCTTATACCTGAAATGGGTATAACAAAAGAAGTGCCTATTATTTTAAATTCTGCAACGCATGATATTGTTTATGAGGGTGATAAAAATTCAGAAACAAGAATGATTATTTGGACTCTTAACTTTACGGTTAAAGGATTTATATTTGGTAAAATATCTGATACTGGTGGTTTAATCAAACATTCAATCACAAATATATTGAACGGATTGCAATCGACAGATATTGTGAGATTTGATATGGCTGCATCAGGAATTGGTAGTTATAAAATTGGAGAGTTTGTTTATCAAGGTTATACTTATCAATCTGCTACTGCAAGTGGAATAGTAGAAAGTTGGGAAAACGGAATATTAAAAATAAAAAATATACAAGGAAATTTTGTATCAGACAAAACAGTTATTGGCGCAGAGTCTAGTGCCAGATACACCTATACATCTTATGAAGTTTCTCCAGCATTAATGGCTAGAATAGACATTCGTCCAAATCCATTAACAGCAAATGGAAATAACGATTTTGATTATGACATCAGAATTAATGAAAGAGATGAAATAGAACCAGTTGGAGATTTGCACGTACAATTTGGTGCTGAAGAATTACAAGATGATTTATCCTTAAAAAACACAGACTTAGATTTACAAAAAAGGTATTAAAATGTCAAAGACCTTACAATTTAGAAGATATCATAGTTCAAATACCGATACAATTGTTGCATCCAATGGTGAAATTATTGTTGATCTTACCAGAAAAACACTCTCAGTTCATGACGGTGTAACTGCTGGAGGTTCCAGACTTGCAACAGAATTGTATGTAAATACCGCAGTATCTAATGCAACAACCATTTTACTTGGTGGTGCTCCTGGTGCATTAGACACATTGAAAGAATTAGCAGATGCAATCAGATTAGATCCACAATTTGGTAATACTATTCTTGCGTTTGCAAATACAAAAGAAAGTATTGCTAATGTTAGCAATTCAATTAATACTGTAACTGCATTGGCACAAGCTGCATTTAATTATGCAAACACTATACCTCTTATAGATTCTACAGCTAGAAATATAGGCAACTCTGCTTTTATACACGCAAATGCAGCTTACAATGCGGCAAATTCTTTTACAATAACAGTTAATGGTCCTTATGTTGACGATGCAGATGCGGCCAATAATTCTGTTGCTATAGGATCGTTGTATTATGTTTCGGGTGGTAGTGTAAAAGTAAGGTTAACATAAGATGGATTTTTTACTATGAGTGAATTTGATAAAAAAATGGAAGAAATATTTGATGTGACGCCTACGGTGCCAGAAGAAAAAAAGGCACCGGTGGTGTTGCAACAACATTATAATGAGCCAGATTTAAAACAAGATTTGACTGATGCTTATCAGCAATCAAAAGAAAATTTACAAGGCATTATAGACCAAGGCAAAGATGCAATGGAGGAAATACTTAACATTGCAAAAGCAGGTCAACACCCAAGAGCCTTTGAAGTTTATGCAACTCTGTTAAAAAATATGACAGAGGCAAATGACAGACTTCTTAAAATACAAAAAGAAATTCGTGACATGGAAGGTGTTAAAAAAGAAACTAATAACACCAATATCGACAAAGCCATATTTGTTGGTTCTACTGCCGAATTAGGAAAACTCCTGAAAAATGGCAAAGCAAACTAAAAATACATACCGTGACAATCCGTTATTAAAAAGGGTTGGCGTACAAATCAATTACACTCAAGAACAACTTGATGAATATATCAAGTGTGCTGAAGATCCTATTTACTTTGCCAAGTACATAAAGATCATTACACTAGATCATGGTGTCACACCTTTTGATATGTATGACTTTCAAAGAGACATGATTAAGACATTTCATGAAAATCGATTTGTTATTATGAAGTGTCCTCGTCAGGTTGGTAAAACAACAACTACGGTTGCATACCTTCTTTGGGCTCTTATTTTTAAAGATTCACAAAGTATTGCAGTTCTTGCTAACCGTGGTGAAACTGCTCGTGGTATTCTTGGTAAACTTCAGCTTGCATATGAGAACCTTCCTTTGTGGATGCAACAAGGCGTGGTTGAATGGAATAAAGGTCGTGTCGAATTAGAAAACGGCTCGGTAATTGTCGCTTCTTCTACATCATCATCTGCGGCTCGTTCTGGTTCTTTCAATATAGTTTTCCTTGATGAGTTTGCTTTCGTACCTGGAAACATCGCAACAGAATTTTTTACCTCAGTTTATCCAGTTATTACTGCTGGTACAAAAACAAAAATCATTATTGTTTCTACACCTAACGGTATGAATCTGTTTTATAAGATTTGGACCGATGCAATTAATAAAAATAACAACTATGTTCCATTTGAAGTTCATTGGTCCATGGTACCAGGCCGTGATGAAGATTGGAAAGAAGAAACAATTAAAAATACTTCTGAGAGACAGTTTAGGCAAGAGTTTGAAACTGAGTTTTTAGGATCTACAAATACACTTATCTCTGGAATAAAATTACAACAGATGGCATGGAGTCCTCCTATAGCGAACCATGATATGTTGAAGATCTATGAATATCCATTTAAAGGAAATGACGGAGATAAAAAAGACCATTTATATGCAATCACGGTAGATGTATCCGAGGGTCGTAATCTAGACTGCCAGGCTTTTTCTATTTTTGACATATCAACCACTCCTTATAAACAGGTTGCCACATATAACAGTTCGTCTATATCACCAATATTATTTCCTACTGTAATCGTTAATGCAGCCAAACTATACAATGATGCGTATATTTTGGTTGAAATTAATAATAATCCACAGGTTGCAGACATAATACACCAAGACCTCGAATATGAAAACCTTTGGAAAGTCTTTACCGGTAACAAAAAACCTCAGCAATTAAGTGCAGGTTTTGGTCGTGGTGTACAGATGGGTGTTAAAATGTCTACTGCGGTCAAAAGAGTAGGGTGTTCAAATCTAAAGACCTTAATCGAAGGTGATAAACTTCTGATACCAGATTTTGACACCATATCACAATTGACCACTTTTGTTGCAAATAAGACTTCTTTTGCGGCAGAAGATGGTGCAAACGATGATTTAACCATGACTCTTGTTCTTTTTGGTTGGGCTGCAACACAAAAATACTTTAAAGAAATTGTAAATCACGATATTCGTAAACAGATTCAGTTAGAAAATATGAATCAAATTGACGAAGAATTAGTTCCAGAACCTATTATTGACAACGGTTTACAGCATTCATTTGAGGTCATAGACGGAGATTTATGGGAAGCAGCAGATGGTTCTGAAATTTATTCTAAGTTTATTCGTGATGCTATGCGGAATCTATAAATACGCATCATCATAAATATCATTATGGTATCTAATTGCCAAATAACATAATAATCAAGGAGATAATAAAATGGCATTTCAAATCTCTCCAGGCGTAAATGTATCTGAAGTTGATTTAACGACAGTCATACCTTCAATACTAACTACAGCCGGTGCCTTTGTTGGTAACTTCACTTGGGGTCCAGCAGAAACTATAAAAAATATCGATAGTGAGATTGCTTTAGCTGCAACTTTTGGAAAACCAGACACTAACACAGCAATTTCGTTCTTTAGTGCTGCAAGTTTCTTGGCATATGGTAATAATCTTAAAACTGTTCGAGCTATTGGTGATGCTACCTATAATGGAATATCAAATGCAGGTGGATCATCAACACAAATTAAAAATGAACAAGCATTTGAAGCATCTTATTTAAATCAAAATAATGCAAATGCAATTGGTCCTTTTGCAGCAAAATATGCAGGAGCATTAGGCAACTCAATTACAGTTTCTTTACTTGATGCAGGTGGCACATTTAGTACTTGGACAGTAAACAGCATTGGTATTTCAACATATTTTACTGGCGCACCAGGCACATCTGTACAAGCTACCGCAGCAGGAGCAACAAATGATGAACTACACATTATTGTTACTGACGCAGGTGGTGCAATCACAGGTACAAAAAATACAGTTCTTGAAGTTTGGCCATATCTATCAAAAGCAAGTGATGCGGTTGATTCTTTAGGAAACTCAAATTATTATAAAAATGTACTTTACAGAAGTTCAAAATATATTTACGCAGTTGATCCAGTAGATTATGCAAATACTGTGGCTACTTGGGGTCAAACCATGAGTGGTACAACATTTAGAACAGTTAATGGTGCTCAAACTTATCGCTTAACAAAAGGTGCAGATTCAACACCAAGCGATGCTAATATTCAAACTGGTTGGGATAAATTTACAAACGGTGAAGAAGTTGATATTGCTCTTGCTATTACAGGAAATGCATCAACAACAGTACAACAATATGTAATTGATAATATTGCAAATTCAAGAAAAGATTGCGTAGCATTTATATCTCCACCATCATCAGCCGTGGTTAATAATGCCGGTGATGAATCTGACGACATTTTAACTTGGTATGGTAATTTAAATCGTACTTCTTCATATGTTGTTTCTGATACTGGTTGGAAATATACTTTTGATAAGTATAACAACGTTTATCGTTGGATACCATTAAATGGTGACATCGCTGGCCTTTGTGTGTATACAGACAATGTTCGTGATCCATGGTTCTCACCAGCTGGTTTAAATCGTGGTTTTATTAAAAATGTTGTTAAACTTGCATGGAATCCAAACAAGTCCGAGAGAGATTCATTATATGCTAAAGGTATTAATCCTGTGATAGCGATGGCAGGTTCTGGTATAATTTTGTTTGGTGATAAAACTTTACAAGATAAACCATCTGCATTTGATAGAATTAACGTTCGCCGACTTTTTATTACTCTCGAAAAAACAATTGCTCGTGCAGCAAAATATTCATTGTTTGAATTTAACGATGAATTTACCCGTGCTCAATTTGTAGCTTTGGTAACACCTTTCTTGCGTGATGTTCAAGGTCGCCGTGGTATCTATGACTTCCGTGTTGTTTGTGACAATACAAATAATACCCCACAAGTTATTGATTCTAACCAATTTGTTGGCGATATCTACATTAAGCCTGCTCGTTCAATCAACTTTATCCAGTTGAACTTCGTTGCTGTTAGAACTGGTGTTGATTTTAGTGAAGTCGTTGGTAGATTCTAATAAATAATTCAACGATATAGGAGAAAAGAATGGCATTCAATGTAGCAGAATTTAGATCAAACATGATAAATGACGGCGCTCGCCCAAATTTATTTGAAGTGACTCTAACAATTCCAACAATTGCAGACAACGCAATCGCAGCAGCACAGAAATCTGTTTTTATGTGTAAAACTGCACAGTTGCCAGGTTCTACAATAGGTCAAGTACCACTCTATTACTTTGGTCGTGAAATTAAATTTGCAGGCAATCGATCATTTACAGATTGGACAGTTCAAATTCTTAACGATGAGGACTTTACAATTCGTAATAGTATGGAATCTTGGATGAACGCAATTAATAGTCACGCAACAAATTTGCGAAATCCAGCTGCTAGAGGACCTGGCGGTTATACTGTTGATGCGGTTGTTAAACAATTTGCCAAAACTGGCGAAATTTTGAAAACATATAAATTTGTTGGTATGTACCCATTAGATTTGGCTCCAATTGATTTGGATTGGGGTTCAAATGACACTATTGAAGAATATGCGGTTACCTTTGCATATCAATGGTGGGAAACAGATACAACAACCTAAATTTTTATTATACTACAGAGAGGACTTCGGTCCTCTCTATTATGCTTTTTTGATTTGGATATAAAATACGATGGCAAATAAATTTTCACTCTTTGGTTTTACGATTGCACGAAATAAATCTGAACAAGATGAAGAAGTGCAACAATCTTTCACGCCTCCATCAAATGAAGATGGAGCGCTTACTATTACTTCTGCCGCTTATTATGGTACATATGTTGATCTAGACGGCACCGCAAAAAATGATGTAGAACTAATCACAAGATATCGTGAAATGGCTATGCAGCCAGAAATAGAATCTGCAATTGATGATATCATAGGTGAAGCCATATGCCAAGATGATAACGGTAAAACTGTACAGATTATTCTTGATGATTTAAATCAACCAGATAAAATTAAAAATGCAATTAAAGAAGAATTTAAAACTGTATTGAGATTGTTAAATTATAAGAATATGTCACAAGATATATTCCGCAGATTTTATGTTGATGGTCGTTTGTATTACCATATGATTATCGACCGTCAAAGTCCAATGCAAGGTATTAAAGAACTTCGTTATGTTGATCCACGAAAACTAAGAAAAGTCCGTGAGATTAAAAAAGTAAAAGATCCAAATACCAATGTAGAAATGCAAAAAGTTGTAAATGAATATTATATTTACAATGATAAAGTAACAACAGGAACATCGTCCAATTTTGGTCCTGTAGGCGTTAGAATTACTACAGATTCTATTGTCAATGTTGTTTCTGGTTTAATGGATTCTCGCCGTGCAATCGTTCTTTCTTACTTGCACAAGGCAATTAAACCATTAAATCAGTTGCGTATGATTGAAGATGCAACTGTTATTTACCGTATTTCTAGAGCACCAGAACGCCGTATATTTTATATCGATGTAGGTAATCTTCCAAAACTAAAGGCAGAACAATACCTCCGTGATATCATGGTCAAGTATAAAAACAAACTTGTCTATGATGCGAACACCGGTGAGGTTCGAGATGATCGTAAGTTCTTGTCAATGATGGAAGACTTTTGGTTACCTCGCCGTGAAGGTGGCAAAGGTACAGAAATTGATACTCTACCTGGTGGTCAAAATCTTGGCGAATTAGAAGATGTAAAATATTTCGAAAAGAAATTATATAAAGCTTTATCTGTTCCAGTTTCTCGTTTAAATCCAGAAACATCAGGTTTTTCTCTTGGTCGTTCAAATGAAATTACTCGTGATGAATTAAAGTTTTCAAAATTTGTTGATCGTCTGCGTAATCGTTTTTCAGATTTATTTGACCAAGCATTAAAGACACAATGTATTCTTAAAGGTATTTGTACCAAAGAAGAATGGGAAGAATTTAGAGAAAACATATATTATGATTTCATCAAAGACAACAACTTTAAAGAACTTAAAGAAGCAGAATTGATGAAAGAACGTCTTGCTTATCTACAACTGGTTGACCCATACACCGGTCGTTATTTCTCTCAGACATGGATACAAAGAAATGTTCTTCGTTTATCTGATGATCAAATTAAAGATATGCAAGAACAAATGGATGAAGAAAAAGAAGCTGGCCTTGGATTGCCAGTTGGTGTTACAAATGATGTGGCACAAGCACAGATGATGGCTCAAGTACCATCACAACCAACACATCCAGATGACATTCAGGCACAACAAGATTTAGCGGCAGCACAAGCAAAAAGATCTTCTACAAATGAAGAATCTACATTTCACAAATTAAAACGTATATTATAAATATTTTATTGGAGACATTATGACAGATATTACACGACAAATTATTGATTATGCAGAAAATGATGATGCAGTTCAGTTTAGACAATCATTGTATTCTGCAATTCATGATAAAGTTACTGCACATTTAGATGCAGCAAAACAAGCGGTTGCTCAAAATTACTTTAACAATGAGCAAGAAGAAGAACAACAAGAAGTAACAACAACACAGGATACACCAGTTGAAAACGCTGAAACAAATCAAAACTGAATCAAACCATCCAACAATGGAACCCCCGTCAGTTTTATTGATGAAAAGAGTTTCAGTTAGACAGTTTGCTGATGGCCGTAGAGTTGCGTTGTACCACATAGATAAGTTAAATAAATATGTAACAATACCATATGGCAATTTAGCTTGGTCTGGCCAAGCGCCAATACAAGCAGAGGAATAAAAAATGGCAAACATATTTTCATATCAAGTTTTAAAAGATGATACGCAAACAGCAGTTATTAAATTAACTGGTGCGTTTGATGGAACAGGACAAGAGAGTAATGTAGGTAGAGTTCAAGCTAACACACTTTATGGTGCATTAGCAACCAATGGTTTTCCTGTTGCAAATATCCATGGCGGTGCAGCAAATACTACTCTATCGTATTACGGGTTAACAGTAAACCGTGTATGGTATGATACTGATACTGGCAGCGGCAGCGTAGAACTTTATTGGAGAGACACATCAAGTGGAAGTCCAAGCGGTGGTGTGCCTCTATTGTTTTTACAAGGCAACGGAGAATATGACGGTGCAGGAAACTGGATAACAATTAAAAATCCTTCTGTCACAGCAAACAACAATGGCGACATCAGTATTGTAACCAAAGGTCAAGTTGCAAATGCCACATATACTATTATTTTAGAATTAAGAAAAGATAATGCACAGTATCAGCGTGGACACTTTAATGATCCTGCTGCATTTAATTATGGTGCATATTCATTAAAACCATAATGAAAGATTTTGTTTCTAAATTATTAAACGGTAATGTTTTAGAAGCTAAAGAAATATTACAAAAGAAATTAGATGAGTTGGCTGATGAAAAGTTAACTCATCGAAAAGCTGAAATTGCTTTATCAATGTTTGATGTTTTAGATGAAGCCAATGTGGTAAAAACAGGACGAACAAAAGTAATTAAAGTTCGTTTTAGAAGAAATGCAAAAGGTCGTATTGTTGTACAAAGACGTAAAAAATTATCAGCAGTAAAAGGGTATACGACAAGAGGTGGCAAATTAGTAAGAATGTCACCATCAGAAAGAAGAAATAGAAAGTTAGCTGCAAGAAAAAGTAAATTTAAACGCCGTGCTAAGCTTAGACAGTCAATTAGAAAAAGAACAATGACTATGCGTAGACGGTCATCAATGGGATTATAAAGATGAAACTCATCAAAGAAATTACCGAAACAGTTAGTTATCTGATTGAAGAATCAGATGGCAAAAAAGCTTTGCATATCGAAGGACCTTTTTTGGTTGCCGAGAAGAAAAACCGCAATGGTAGATTGTATGAATACAATACCATGAGAAAAGAGGTCGCTCGATATACAGAGGAATACATCGACAAGAAGCGTGCGTTTGGTGAATTAGGTCATCCTGAAACACCATCAATTAATCTTGATCGTGTATCACACATGATTGTATCATTGAGAGAAGATGGTACACAATGGATCGGTAAAGCAAAAATCCTCGATACACCTATGGGAAATATCGCAAGAAGTTTGATTGAAGGTGGCGCACAACTAGGTGTATCTTCAAGAGGTATGGGTTCTTTAAAATTGAACAAAGAAGGTGTTAGTGTAGTTCAACCCGATTTTTATCTAGCCACAGCGGCAGATATTGTAGCAGATCCTTCCGCACCTGGAGCATTTGTACAAGGTATCATGGAAGGTAAAGAATGGATGTTAGTAGATGGCGTTTGGACCGAAGTAGATCATTCAAAAGCAATACAAGAAGTCAAACAGGCTTCAAGACAGGATATCGAAAAAGTAAGTCTACGCATATTTGAAAACTTCATTAAAAAACTTTAATTATAAATATCCAATATAAATCAAGGAGATTTTCAAAATGGCAAAATTTAATCTGTCTGAAGCCGCTAAAGAAATTTTGACTGCATCTGTCGCATCAAAAAAAGGTGGTCAAGATAAAACAGCAAAATTATCCGGAGATGTTGCTTATGGAACTAAAGAAGTTGGTGACATTGGTACAGAAGTTACCAAAACAACCGATGCAGCTCCAGATGCAACCAAAGGTGTTCCACAAGCAACTCCACCTGGTGCAACACCACCAGTAGGTTCGGAGCCAGCTAAGAAAATTACTGGTCAACCTGCACAAGCCGGTTCTGTTGAGCAGCCAGAAGGTAAAGCTAGTAAACAGAAATTTGATAAAAATCCAGGCGCTACATTCCAATCTTACGGTGAAGAAACAGAAACCGAAGAAGAAGTAGTTGCTGAAGAAAAAGAAGAAGAGCATGAAGATGAGGCTCAAGATAAAAAGCTCATCAAGAAAATGATGAACAAAGAAAAAATGAAAGAAGATATTAATGCACTTCTTTCTGGTGAGAATCTCTCAGAAGAATTTGTTCAGAAAGCTTCTACAATTTTTGAAGCAGCTGTTATTGCTCGTGCAGAAGAAGTTATTGCTGAAGCAGAAACACAGTTGGCAGAACAGTTTGAGGCAGCAGTTGAGCAAGTTAAAGAAGATTTGGCATCTAAGATTGATGACTATCTGAATTACATGGTTGAAGAATGGATGAAAGAAAATGAAGTCGCTATCGAGCAAGGTCTCCGTGCTGAGATTACCGAAGATTTCATTTCTGGTCTGAAGTCTCTGTTTGAGGATCATTACATTGATATTCCAGAAGAAAAAGTTGACATTGTTGGTGAACTCACAGACAAAGTTGGCGAGTTGGAAGAATCATTGAATGAGCAAATCAACCGTGGTATTGAACTTCAAAAAGAATTAAATGAGAAGAAAAAAGTTGAGGCTATCTACACAGCGTGTGAAGGCCTGACCCAAACCCAGGTAGAAAAACTAAAATCACTCGCAGAGGGTGTTGAGTACACTACCGAAGAAGAATTTGTAACCAAACTAAACACTTTGAAGGAATCATATTTCAAAGCAGAAGTTAAAGTTGCCGATTCGTCCGCTTTAAATGAAGAAACTCCTATCGAAGAAGAAAAGAAGCCAACAACTTCTGCTGATACTCTGATGGAAGTTTACAGTAAAGCAATTTCACAAACTTTGGTTAAATAATTTAACCATTTTTTAACAAGGAATAAAAATGTACTTAACAGAAGAACTCCAATCAAAATGGAAACCAGTTCTTGAGCATCCAGAACTAGACGCCATTAAAGATCCATATAAGAAAGCTGTTACAGCTCTTGTTTTGGAAAATCAACAAAGATCCATGTCGGAAGAGCAACGCCAGTTGTATGAGGCAACTGCTTCTGCACCAACCAACGTAACAGGTTCTGGTATCAGCAATTTTGATCCAATCTTGATTTCTTTGGTTCGCCGTGCTCTGCCAAACCTGATTGCTTATGATGTTGCTGGCGTTCAGCCAATGACAGGTCCTACAGGTTTGATTTTTGCAATGCGTGCTCGCTATGCTACACAAGGTGGCACAGAGGCATTCTACAATGAGGCAAACACAGTATTCTCTGGCGCATCTTCTGCTGCTAACCCATACGGTTTCCGTGGCACAACAACACCAGACAATGACATTCTGACAAATCCAGTTGCAGACTTGACTGCTAACGCATTTTCAACTGGTATTGGAATGCCAACAGCTACTGCCGAAGGCCTTGGTGCAGACGGCAACGCAGCATTCAAAGAAATGGCATTTAGCATTGAGAAAGTTTCCGTAACTGCTCAAAGCCGTGCGCTGAAAGCCGAGTACTCGCTTGAACTTGCTCAAGACCTGAAAGCAATTCATGGTCTGGATGCTGAAACAGAATTGTCAAACATTCTGTCTACAGAAATCCTTGCTGAGATCAACCGTGAAGTTATCCGTACAATCTATTTGTCCGCAGTTGCAGGTGCTCAGTACGGTACAACTACCGCTGGTTCTTTCGACCTTGACACAGATTCTAACGGTCGTTGGTCAGTTGAGCGTTTCAAAGGTCTGATTTTCCAAATCGAGCGTGATGCAAACGTTATTGCAAAACAGACTCGTAGAGGTAAAGGTAACGTTCTGATCGTTTCTTCAGACGTTGCATCCGCAATGGCGATGGCTGGTGTTCTTCAGTACACACCTGCTCTGTCCGCAGACCTCCAAGTTGACGACACAGGCAACACATTTGCTGGTATGTTGCATGGCCGTATTAAGGTTTACATCGATCCATATTTCGGTGGATATACAAGCAACCAAGAACTGGTTACAATCGGTTACAAAGGTGCTTCTCCATATGACGCAGGTCTGTTCTACTGCCCATATGTTCCTCTGCAAATGGTTCGTGCTGTTGACCAGTTCACCTTCCAACCAAAAATTGGATTCAAGACTCGTTACGGAATGGTTCCAAATCCATTCGCTAAAGGTCCTCTGTCAACAGGTGCTGGTACTGCTCAGATTACACCACGTAGCAATGTCTACTATCGTATCTTCGCAGTTAAGAACCTTATGTAATATTAAGTCACCGCAGAGTGATAGTTTAAAAGGACCTCTTCGGAGGTCCTTTTTTTTGGTTCATAAATAGAGATATGAGCGAAATACTTCTTATGTCTGATCTTCTGGACATTCGTGCCAGAAAACTAAAAGAACTGGAATTCTATAATCAACAATTAAAAGAACTCCAGTTAAAGATGGTATTCATCCAAAAAGAAATAGAATTAACAAATCGAATAGTCGATATGATACACAAAGAAACAGTTATCGATATTGGTTTGCACATAAAAAAGACTTTGTAATATGGACGCAATCACTAGAGTTCCACAAAACACAAACTACTTACAGCCCACCAAGTTTTTATTAACATTCGAAAGAATTGGTTCTGTACAGTACTTCTGTCAGTCTATAAACCTACCTGGAATCAGTTTAGGACAGGCCCCAATCAATCTTCCAACTGCGGACATATATGCACCTGGTAACAAAATAACATATAATCAATTAAATATTGATTTTAATGTGGACGAAAATTTAGATAGTTGGAGATTATTGTATGATTGGTTTCTTTCTATAGCATCTCCTACTAGTTTTGAAGAAAGAAAAAGACTTACCAGCTTGCAAAACAGGTATACAAGAATAGAAAAAACTTCATTAAAAAATTATTCTGATGGTACATTAACCGTACTAAACAATTTAAACAATCCAAAATTGAGAGTTAGATTCGTTAATGCATTTCCCATCTCCTTATCAGACTTACAATTTGATACCAAAATGTCAGCCGATGATATTATGACCGCAACGGCAACATTCAACTATGATTACTTTGAATTTGAACCTCTAACATAAAGCTTGACTTCTAACATTAATTATGTTAGATTATAGGTTTAATGTTACTTTTTTATTATTGATTATGGAAACCTTAGAACAAGTACTAAAGCATTGGGAAAAAGACACAGAGATTGACCAGACTGAACCTGGAAAAGAACTGTTAAAGATACCAACTCTGCACAACAAATATCTTGCAATTCTTACCAAACACAAGATTGCCTCAAAGAAGGCACATTTTGATTATTTGCGTATGAGGAAAGTCAAATGGGAATACTATACTGGTAAGATGTCACAAGAAGAACTTACGGAATATGGTTGGGAACCATTTCAATTTACTCTCAAATCAGACATCAATACATACTTAGAAGCAGACGGAGATTTAATCAAACTTTTGGAAAAGAAAGTTTACCATGAAGAAACCATCTCTGTTATAGAATCAATTATGAATGAATTGAAGCAAAGGACTTGGCAGTTGCGTGATTTCATTTCTTGGGAAAAATTTATAGGAGGCCAGTAGTGTCTTTTCTAGTTGCAAACATACCACCTGTTAAATGTTTTGTTCGTAAAGAGTTTCTTTATAACCACGAAAAAGGCCATGGTGAATTAGAACCTTGTGTTTGGATTACAGCCAAGGCAATTAAAGGTCAAGCATTTCGTATTGAGTGTATGTTGACCGAATATGGTGCTCTGTTTGACAAACTACCAATTTCTGCATATGTATGGAAGCCTGTAACAGAGTGTTTGCCTCTAGATCATTTGCAAATTTGGGATTGTTTATCATATGATATGGCAGTAATCG